TAAGATACATTAACATATTTTGAACAATTTAAAAAGAAATAACATGGATGATTTAATGGACGAAATTGAACATATGATTAAAGCCAACCATGACGATAGAAAATTAGCTAGAGGTATTTTAGTTGGTCTAAAAACAGAAAACAAAGAACAACTCAAACGTAAAATAAATTTAATTATGATAATAGATTTTTTAAATAAAAGATGGTTACCAAAAACATTTCCTAATGCTTACATTAAAGAATGGTTTGGAAAAAATGCTTTCATAGGTTTGCTACTATTAACTCTAGGTTTTACTTCATGTAATGAAATCCCAGATCATCCTTACCCATGTTTAGATGGTAACTGTGATGCTGAGTTTTGGATTGAAACACCTGCTGCAGCTAAACAAGATCAAAATGGATATTGGCATGTTCCTGTTTGGGGACCTAATTATTTTTCTATTAGGGGTAAAACAGACGAGTTACATCCTGAGTATGTTATTAATGGAGTTCCATTAATGGAAACCTCTTTTGATTCTGATTACTGGGTTTTATTTGATACTATTCAGTATCGTTTCCCAGTGTATTCACATTTGGGTTTATACAGAGATAGGCGTTTTAAAGACCCCATACCTATTGGAAATCGTACTTATACTATGGTTGATATAGCAAATAATCACCCACCATTAAATATTGTAGGATATCAAATATCAAAACATTTTTGTTATACTTGTCCATATGCTATTGATTTATTAGCTGTGTATTCAAAATACAATTATGAACCTAAATGTAATATATTTTTTGATAAAAGTATGGTTGGTGATACTGCCACTATAACAATTGAAATTTTATTTAATTCTGATTATGGTGAGAGTATTAAGCGCCAATATAGAATGAATATAGTGTTTGATCCTAAATAAATATTTTTTATATCTGTATATACATATGAGAGGTCGCTAGGTGGAAGGACATGCATATAATCATTTTATAACTTAGATATATTTATGGTCAAATAATATTTTATTAAATGGCCATTTTATCAAAAGCAGGTATAACATCGGGAAGTATCATTCAACCCGCTCACGTGACTCAAATTATAGATGCTTTAACAGCATCGGGAAGTACAATCGATATTTTAATAACAGGATCACTAAGCGTAGAAGGTATTACTAATTTAGGAAAATTAGGAAAAAATACTCAATCACCATTAATTTTTAATCCAGACGCACAGGGAAACTCTGTTTTTTATGCTAAGAATCCTAGTGGTACTCTTACTATAGGTACAGGTGCAAATCCATATGCTGGTTCAGATTTACTGACTTTAAGTCCATTAGGTGCTTTAGGTGTAGTTGGTATAAATGTTGGATTTACTGCCTCTGCTGGTAGTGTTCTTGTGAGTGGTAATACTGGTTTAGGTACTTCTACTCCACTAACTAGATTATCTGTTTCTAATAACGGCTCTCAAAGTATTGAGATGGATTATTCTGTTGGATTAAATGCTAATTATATTGAAAGTATTAATAGGTCATCTTCTGCTCCTTTAGATTTAGTTTATTTTATATCTACAGGTACAACTGGTAGTCATAGATTCTATACTAATGGCAGTCAAAAAATGGTTATTAATAGAGATGGTAATGTAGGTATAGGTACTACTGCTCCAACTGTTCCTTTAAATGTTAGTGGTGATACTATTATAACAGGTTCAACAATATTATTTAATAATGGAGGCACTTTAGACTTACGTGGTACAAACCACAGTTATATTCAGTGGTATCCAGATAATAGTACTAGACGTGCTTATTTTGGTTTTGCTGCTTCAGGTTCAACAAATATCATTCTTGAAAATGAAAATGCAAGCGGAAATATAGCTATAGTAACTAATGGTGGATTTATAGGTATAAATAAATATGTACCAACATCTCCATTAGATGTTAATGGTAACGCTACAGTAACGGGTAGTATTACAGCTACAAGTAATATCACATCAACTGGTATTATATCTAGTTCTACTATGACCACTACTAATTTCACCACTACCAATTTCTCAGCCTCAGGTATTGTGACTATAGGTACCCCAGGTGTAACTAATGCAAGTCATATACAATTTTATCCTAATAATGCCTCAGGTAATGCGTATTATATAGAAGATTTTAATTCTATATTTAGTATAGGAGGTGGTGTTTATGGAAGTGGAACTAGTGTACTTTCAATTAATGGTAGTAATAATGTGGGTATTGGTAAAACTACTCCTACTACTAAATTAGATGTAAATGGAAATACTACTATAACAGGTAGCTTAATAAACAGACTCATTACTAATCCTACTAGAACAAATCCTCATATACGATTAGATTACTCAAGTTCAACTGCTGATCCTCAAACAGACCAAGCAATAGGAATTATAGCAGGATATACATCTAAATACAACCAATACGGTCCTTATATCAAATTTGTAGCCCAAGGAAATTGGACTGGAGGACAATACCCAGCAGGTATAGAGTTTTATACTCAACAACAAACAGGAGGCACGGAAAAATTAACTCTATCATTAAATCAAAATGGTGTTATAGAATTTAATAATTACACCTCTAACGGGACAGTTACAACTACAGGAGCTAACGGAACAATATCTGTATCCTCTGATAAAAATTTAAAAACAGCAGATGGTTTTATTGAAAATGGTATTGAAAAAGTAATGGCTTTAAAACCTAGATACTTTTATTGGAAACCATCAACTGGATTTGGAAATACTAGACAATTAGGTTTTTATGCTCAAGAAGTAAACTCAGTGTCTGAAGAAGCCGCTAATACACCTGCTACAGGTCAGCAATGGGGTATATATGATAGAGGTTTAATAGCTATATTAACTAAAGCTGTTCAAGAACAACAAACACAAATAGAAGAATTAAAATTACAGGTTGCGACTTTAATAAGTGGATCACTTTAATAATTTAAATATATGACTTACACAAAAGAACAAATCGAAACAGCTGTAAAAGCAAAAGGTTATGTATGGTTTGAAGGAGCAAAAGACTATGATTTAAACATAGTTGGTGTTCGTAATTCAGCTACTGGTAATAAAGTTACCAATGTATTTGATGATACAATGACTGTATCTTACAAAGTAAATGGAGCGTGGGTATTCAAGCAATGGGCTTGCACAACTGATCCAGGTACCAAAGGAGTAAGAGAATTCCATAATGCAGCAGGTGTTGCTCGTTTGGTTGAAGGACAGTATCGTGGTTCACATACTTTAGGTTTACATCAAGGTAAATATGAGGCTTTAAAACAAGCTAAACCAGTTAAAGTTTATCGTGATGCAAATAAAGATATGACTTATGATGAAACTAAAATACAAGAAGGTATCTTTGGTATCAATATTCATAAAGCAGGTGTTGATTCAACTTATGTTGAGAACTGGTCTGAGGGATGTCAAGTGTTTAAAAAGGCAGCAAACTTTGAAGAATTTATGATTATTGCTCGTCAAGCAGCAAAGATTCATGGTCCTTCATTTACTTACACTTTAATCGAGAGTGCAGATATAAAGTAATCACTTACATATTTTTAAAGAAAACGTTTGGCTCCTCAGGGAGCCTTCGTTATCTTTACATTATGAGTGAAAAGAAAGGTAATACAGTTAAAATTATTTATGATTTTGAATCATGGAGATGTCTAGAAATCTATGTTGAGTCAATGCAAAAATGGCATAGAGTAACACCTAGAGAATTTAGAGCATATAGTGGTAAACGTAGAATAACTACTTGGGATAAAGATAATAACCCAATTCATGATGAATATAATGGTCCTATCTATTATTTCATGACTAATACTATTTGTAAAGAACCAAATGGTGAAAAAATTCAACATCTAATCACACCAGTTCCAATGAAAAAACGTGAATGGGAAACATTTGATTTGGCTCCTCAAGAGTAAGATGTTATATTTAAGATGTAAAATTAATAAATAAAGGTTATGTTAAATATTCAAAACAACACGTTCTTAACTAAAGAACAAATTAAAGAAAAAGCAGGTTCAATTTTTACTAAAACATCTGCTCCATCAACTTCAACTAAGTATTCACATATCTCAACTGAACGTATCATTGATGATATGACTCTTTTAGGTTGGGGAGTGATTGATTGTAAACAAGTACGTGCTCGTAAAGGAGTTGGATTTCAGAAACACCTAATTGTATTCCGTAATAATGATTTGATCATTGAAGGAAAAGATGGTGATAATGTTTACCCACAAATTCTATTAACTAATAGTCATGATGGTAAAAATGCTTTTACTTTCACAGCTGGTTTGTTTAGAATGGTTTGTGAAAACGGACTAGTAGTATCAGATAAGAATTTTGAAGATATGAAAATTCGTCATATGGGTTACAATTTTGAAACACTACAAGAAACTATTAAATCAATGGTTGAGAAACTTCCACTAACAATTGATTCAATGAATAAGTTTAAACAAATTGAACTTAATCAAGATATGGCTCTTGATTTTGCTAAAAAAGCACTTGAAGTTCGTTTCAATGAGGATGAAGTTAAAAACATCACAATTGACTTAAATGAATTGTTATCACCAACTCGTCCTGAAGATAAAGGTTCTGATTTATGGAGTGTTTATAATGTAGTTCAAGAAAAATTAACACATGGAATGTTTAATTATTCATATGGTACTAGAACACGTAAAGCTCGTAAAATAAAGAACTTTCAACAAGACATGAAGTTGAATTCAGAGTTATATAAATTAGCTCTTGAATATACTAACTAATATTGATTACTAAACATAGGTTTGGCTCCTCAGGGAGCCTTTCCTATATTTAAAATGTAAAAATAAAATTTATGATAGATAATATTCACTCTGAGATTGCAAAGTACTCTAAAACTTTGATGTTTAAAGAACCATTTTATGGTCTATTTTTAATTGGTTTAAATAAAAAACTAAATAAAAGTATTAGCACTGCCTGTGTTTGTAAAGAAAATATAAACACATCCTTAATGATTAATCCTGAATTTTGGTCTAAACAAGATGAACAAACTAAAGTGGCTATTTTAAAACATGAGTTGTTACATATAGCATTTCATCATTTATCTCAACTTGATTCTTATGGAAATAAAGAATTGTTAAATATAGCCGCTGATATTGAGATTAATCAATTTATTGAAAAAGAATGGAAAGGTAAAACTTGGGAGGGTTTGGAAATAGATAAAAAACCATTTAAAGAACTTAACTTACCTAAAAAAGCAGGTACTAGAGTTTATTATGATTTATTACAACAAGAAATTCAAAATAATCCTAATGGTAATATAGCTAACATGGTTAATGCTTTGCAAGGAAATATAAGTATGCCTGGTATTTCTGGATCAGGAGATGGAACAGAAATAACTATAACATTAGATGATGGTTCAACCATGACTGTTCCTTGTACTCATGAAATGTGGAAAGAATTTGAGGGTATGAGTGAGGCTGATAAAAAGTTATTAGGTAAACAAATTGACCATCAATTAAAAGAAATAGCAGAACAAATAAACAAATCAAGAGGGACTATACCTTCAGAAATAGCAGATTATATTAATGGTTTATTTGAAATAGTAGAACCAGTAATTGATTGGAAAGCATATTTAAGACGTTTTAATGGTATGGCTACTAAAGTATATACTAAGAAAACAAGACGTAAATTAAATAAACGTTTTGTGGGTAATCCAGCATTAAAAATTAAACAACGTAAAAATACTTTAGTAGCAATAGATACCTCAGGTTCAGTTGGTGCTAAAGATTTACAAGAATTTTTTAATGAAATACATCATATCTATAAAACAGGCACTGAAATAGATATTATTGAATGTGATGCCGCTATTCAAAGAGTATACAAATATGATGGTAAACAAAAAGAAAAAATTGATGTTAAAGGTAGAGGAGGAACTGATTTTGAACCTGTAATGGTTTACTTAAATGAACATAAACATAAATATCAAAACATTATTTATTTAACTGATGGTGAATGTCCAGCTCCAAAAACTAAACCAGTTAGACCTATATTATGGGTTATAAGTGAAAATGGTACATCAACTTATAATTTGCCTGGAGCTAAAGTTCAAATTAAAAGATAATATGAAATCATATTTTTATGTTAATAATACTGAGGGTTTAGTATGTAGTAAAATGCTTCATCCAATGTATGAACAATTTATATTACCTTATTTTACTTTATCTGATAAAGTAGTTTTAGGAGGAAGCTTAGCTATGAAAATGTTAGGTTTAATGGAGTTTGAAGAAACACTTAGACAACCTGATTTAGATTTTTCTTTAACTGAACCTCTAACTCAACAAGAATTATCTATTATAGTTGATTTCTTTAATTTGATTAATAGAGATGAAAATCCTTATAAACCTGAAGGACATATTGTAGATGAAAAACTTTTAAAACAGGATTTGCTATTATTTACAAAATTAGAAGAGGTAGAAATTATGGATAGTAATCTCCAACCCAGTGGATATAAACAGTTAATACAAAGATATAAAATAGATTTTTTTAATCATACTTATCTATCAAAACGTGATTACCTACCAATCACATATAAAACACATGATGATCAAACATGGGGAATTAAATTAACACACCCATCAATTATATTAGCTGCTAAAGCTAAATATGCTTTTGATGTTAGGGTTGGTAAACAATTTAAGCATTGGGAAGATTTAGAAGAATTATTTCATAGAAAAAATGCGGATAAATATTTTCGTGTATTAAAAGATATTGAAAAATATAGAACCAATAAAAGAAAATATACTAGTGACCCAGATTTGGCTTTCTAGGAAAAATTTGTTATATTTAAAATGTAAAAAAATTAATTAATAAAGGTTATGGCTAAAAAAACATCAAAAACAGAAGCATTATCATTAAATCCAAATGAACTAAAGGATTTTTTAAAACACATTATCACTAACAATCGTTATTTACAAGATAATGGTAAATCACCTGTATCAACAGAAGTAGTTGGTGAATCAGGTATTGGTAAAACCTCATCAATAATTCAATTAGCAGATGAATTAGGTTTAAATTTTGTTAAATTAAATTTAGCACAAATTGAAGAAATTGGTGATTTAGTAGGTTTTCCAATTCGCCAATTTGAAATGGAATTAGATGGAGATAAAATGTGGGTTGATGAACATGCATTTGATGAATATAGAAAATTAGGTTATAAATCAACTTCTAAAAATAGAATGAGTTATTGTCCACCTGAATGGATTAGTGGTAAAACAAATGGTGGTGTGTTACTATTAGATGATTGGAATAGAGCTGATGTTAGGTTTATTCAAGCTGTTATGGAACTAATAGATCGTCAACAATATATCAGTTGGAAATTACCTAAAGATTGGCATATTATATTAACTGCTAATCCTGATAATGGTGATTATTTAGTTAATAGTATTGATACAGCCCAGAAAACAAGATTTATATCTGCTAATCTAAAATTTGATTTAAATACTTGGGGCAAATGGGCTGAAGAAAATGGATTAGATGGTAGATGTATAAACTTTTTATTAATGCATCCTGAGTTAGTTACTAAAGAGATAAATGCTAGAAGTATTGTAATGTTTTTTAATTCAATATCATCTATTAAATCATTTGAAAATGAATTACCTTTGATTCAAATGATAGGTGAAGGTAGTGTTGGTCAAGAATTTGCTAGTTTATTTACAATGTTTATTAATAATAAATTAGATAAAATGATTTCACCTCAAAATATATTTGAACAAGATGAAAAATATGTTATGACTACTTTAAAAGGTTTAGTTGGTAAAGATAAGAATTATAGAGCAGATATTGCTTCAACATTAGGTACTAGGATTACTAACTATTTAGGTGTTTATGCTAAAACAAATAAAATAGAAAAACCAATTATTGATCGTTTAAGTAAAATTGTAATTGAAGGTGTTTTTGCAACTGATATTTGTTATCAAATGGTAAAATCAATTTACAATGAAAATTCATCTAAATTTAGTTTATTGATGTTAAATAAAGATTTAGTTAAGTATATTGTTAAATAATAAAGATTATGAATAAAAATAAAGTAAAGGAAATTTATTATAATAGCTATAATGATGAATTACAACATTCATATTGGAATAAGTTTGTTTGGTTTGAATTAGATTATATAAATAATTCAAAAACTAAAATAAATGAATTACTAAATTCTAATAATAAATTAGATAGTAAAGATATTATATATACAAGTCAAGCTAGTGATATACCTCGTTTTAAATTAAAGGAATTTATAACAGAAAAAGGTATTAAACGTACAACTAGAATACAACAAAGTACTTGTATTTTATTAAGTAAAAAAATATTATTAGATATTTTAGGAAACAATGAATTAAAAGAATCTAAAACAGTTTATTTTCTTAATGAAGAGTTTGTTAATATAGTTTTTAAAACTATTAAAAGAAGTGAGGAATTATTTAAAGATAAACCTAAAGATCTTAATAAATGGCTTTATATCCCAGAAGAATATGTAAATAAAGGCACAAATAAAAGTCTATTAAAGTATTCAAAAAAATACTCATCATTTATTAATACTCATCTTATTAAAGATGAAGGATATCGTGTTTATAGAAATAATAAAATGATAGATGTATTAGAGATTATAAACTTTATTTATAATAATCCTAATATTAAAGTAGTATTTGATGAAGATCTTATATCAGATCTTAATAAAGAAGGTGTTCAATTAGATAATGAAATTGAAAATACATTAAAAGATATGATCTATAGTAAAGATGCAGCTAATATTAAATTAGGATTAGAAATGCTTTCTAATTTAGAAATTAATGATTATACATTATACAAAATATCTTTAATGTTAAATAATTTTGTTAATATGGGAAATAATAGTAATACTAGACGTAATAGAGGTATTATAAATCAATTAACAATGAATAATCGTAATTTAAAAACTCTATTAAATACATTTAGATCTAAAGAAATATATTGGGATAAAGATTGGAAACAATTTGCAGGTGGTTTAGTTAAAAATTTTACAAATACAGAACATGAATCACTAATTAAAGAATATTTCATTGACAGATTAAATAATGAATTTAAAAGTTTATCAGGTATAAAAATAGAGGACATTAAATTTGCCTAATTAAAGGAACATTTTATATTTATAATTAAACAATTAAAAACAAACAAACAAAAATGAAAAAAGTAGTAGCACTAGCACTATTGGCAGTAGTTATGATCTCTTGCCAATCAACAGAAAACAAAACAGTATCAACAACTGATTCAACATCAACTGTAATTGACTCAGTATCTGTTCAAGATACACTTACTGTAGATTCAGTAAACTAACATTTAATCCCTGATGAAGTTTAAAACTAGTCAGGGATTTTCCCTTGTTTATGGATATAGATAAAATATTTGATTTATTTGAAGACAACATTAATGTCAAAAAACAAGTGTATAAAGACATTAGTGAACACCCTTCTTTCTGGGTAGGTATGTTCACTAAGATAATAATGAATCATTCTAATTTTAATTTAGCCCACATAAGTGTGTTTAAAGCCGCCTTCCCTAATATGGATATGAATGATGTTATTAATGCTGGAGAATACCTTATATACACTAGATCCTACGTTTTTATCAATAGATTAGATATAAATGATGATATACATCTTCAGACTATAAAAGATAAAGCGAGTTTAGAGTTTTTAACAGCTTTAAAATTATCTATGTCTTATTTTGAGGAAAATGAAGAGTATGAAAAATGTGCTTTTATCTTACCAATTAAAGATATAGTAGAACAAAGTTTATCCTAAGCTTGGCTATTGAATATAGTACCCGTATATTCTAATTACGGGTTTAAGGAATTAGGAAACAAATATAATAATATGAGGTATAGAGAATTATCAACGCGTAAGATAGAGAATATCGAGGCGCAATTAAAGGCGCTAAGGTTTATGGTAAACCGAGGAGCACCAATTCAAGAGTTTATTAAGACTATTGAGAACACTGAGGAAATATTAGCCGAGGTAAAATCATTTATTCAACAAGAACCATTATCACCTGAGGAAGGATTTGGGTTACAATAATTATGAATTTAACAGCAGAACAAATACAAGACAATTGGGCTAAGTTAATGTCTAGAATAGATGCTTACATTTCAGAGCCACGTAAGACTAAACTTAAAGAATTTTATGAAAAATATGCTGAGCGTATTATGCTTATGCCTGCTGCTCATAAAAAAGAATATCACAATGCATTCCCAGGAGGATATGTTGAACATGTTCTTAGAGTTATAGATGCTGCTTTAGACATTCATAATGTGTGGGTTAAGTATGGAGTAGACACTACTACTTATACAATTGAAGAACTAGTATTCTCAGCTCTAAATCATGATCTAGGTAAAATGGGTGATCAAGAAAATGAGGCATATATTCCTCAGACTGACCAATGGAGAAAAGATAAATTAGGTGAAGATTATAAATTCAATGACCGCTTAGAATATATGTCAGTTCCTGATAGAGGTTTATATTTATTAAATGAACATGGTATTTCATATTCTAAAAATGAATTATTAGCAATCAAACTTCATGATGGTTTATATGATGATGCAAATAAGCCTTATTTAATGACTTGGATGCCTGAGACTAAACCACGTACTTCATTAATTTATATTATCCATCAGGCTGATTTATTAGCTG